TGTAATGTATGCCGAGTGGAAATAGCGGGATGGAGGGCATGGCATGGACGAGGAACTAAGGAAGCAAGCACTGCGTGAGGAGCTGAAACGCAGGAACAGGGGAAGGCAGATGGTTACGGCAAAGTACACCCCGAAATACCCAGATGGGGCGGAGAGGGAGTACCTGCGGCTCGTCAGCAAATGCATGACGGAAGAGAGGGATGTCATAACCGCCCATATACCGGAGCTGAAGCGGATTATCAGCGACGGCACGGAGCTCAACACCGACTCGAAGGAATCAGGGTCGGACAAGAATAAAAAGAAGCGAAGGGCAAAAAGGCTCGCTTCGATGGGCATGGCTGCGGGCGAGATAGACCGCCTCTTTGAAAGCATAGAGAGACAGTTGGAGAGCGCCTTTGGCCTGTACAAGCTCAGGGAAGGGCTTGAGAAAATAGCAGGCCTCAACCACAGGCTGACAACCGAGGAGTGGCGGAAGACGGTCAACAGGACACTCGGTATCGACATCTTCGGTGACTACTACTCTGGGGGCAGATACAGGGAGATGCTGGATGTATGGATATCCGACAACGTGGACCTTATCAGCACCATGCCAAAGGAGTCCCTGGCAAGGATGAAGGAACTGGTCTATGACAACTATATGGCGGGGGAGACCGCCAACGATATAGTGAAGGCCATGCAGGACGAGTTCGGCATGTCAAAGAGCCACGCCAGGATGGTGGCAAGGGACCAGAACGCAAAGCTTAACGCCCGGATAACCAGGGAGCAGCACAGGGAGGCGGGCATCGAGAGCTACGTGTGGCGCACATGCCACGACGAACGCGTCAGGGACTGCCACGATTCATTCGACGGACAGACGTTCAGGTATGACGACCCGCCTGAAATATGGTACAGCACCAAGAACGGCATAGTCTACACGGGGAGGCACTGCAACCCAGGCGAGGACTACCAGTGCAGGTGCACTGCGAGCCCCGTAATCAATTTAGACAAGGTGGATTTGCCGACGTAAATCCAGAAAGGGAGGCGGAATATATTGAAAATAAGGACGGACAGCATATCGGTTGACCAGACATATTATACGGATGAAGGTTACCTTATAGACCATCCGGTTGTAACCACATGCGGTATATTTGAGTACAGGAATGAAGACGGGAGCACCAGAAGGGAGCTGCGGCTTCCTGAATACGTGTTTGATGAGAAATCGCTTGCAAGCTACAAGGGGAAGCCGATTATCATCACGCATGATGCGGGGGAGGTGGACAAGGAGAATGTCCGCAGGGAGCAGATAGGAACCATCATGAGCGAGGGGTACAGGGACGGTGAAAACGTCAGATGCGAGATAATAATCCACGATACAAACGCATTAAAGAAATGCGGGCTTAAAGAGTTGTCGCTGGGTTACAGCCTTGATACCGACGACACCCCAGGGGTATACAAGGGGGAGAAATACGACTGCATACAGAAGAACATTGAAATCAACCACCTAGCGCTTGTCGCGGAAGCCAGGGCGGGGGAGACCGCAAGGCTCAACATAGACGGCAGAGACGGTGAAGGTGATGATATACAAATATTAAAAGGAGGCAAACTGATTATGTACAAGCAAAACAAAAAAGGCCAGAGGTCTGACGGTGATGATTTTGGTTTGACACCGGAAGAGCTTGAAGCCGCAGTGGCCTTATACAAGGCACAGATGGCTGCCAGCCAGGCAGCAGGCGAAGGGGCGGATGGCGAGGGCGATGAGCCAGCCACAGAACCTGATGAGACGGGCAATGGCGGGAAGGCGCCAATTGACCAGGTAAGGGAGAACATCGACCGCAGGGACTCCGAAGGCGAGGGGATGTCACCCGAAGATATCATTGCCGAGCAGAAGGCGGATTTAAACACCCTGTTGGAGGAGATTGACAAGCTCCAGGCTTCCAATGATATGAATGGGGACGAGGGAGATGACGACAATCCCGGCTGTAAAGGAACCCCTGCATCAGGGGAAGAAAATTCTGATGAGGAAAACCCTGGGAACCCCACAAGCGGAGGTGGAGAATCAGGGGAGGAAAAAGACAAGGGGGTAAATATGGATTCCGTAGACAGAATCGTTCAGGACCGTTTGGATGTGTGCAGAATGGCGGACAAACTCAACCTTGACGGTGTTGAGAAACTCTCTGTAACAGAAGGAAGAAAGCGTATCATCAAGGCAGTCAATCCGAAGATTAACCTCGACGGAAAGAGCAACAGCTACATCAATGCCGCTTATGATATTGCAAAGCAGTCCTTCCAAGAGAGAAGGAGCACTGACGACCAACGGCAGAAGATGGTGACAAACAAAGTCCGTAAGGATGCGAAAGAGGAAAGCAATTCCAATTCCGCCCGTAAGAATATGATTTCAAGAATGACAGGAGGTAATAAGTGATGAGCATGGCTGCACAGACAAGTTATGGATTCAGCTTTCCCAAGGGGGTGGCTGGAGGGCTGTTTGATTTATCAGCCCATGAAGTATCTACAAGGCAGGCAGAAGGGACAGGGATTTCCTTTGGCATCGGTGTCGTAGTTGGGACAAACAAAGGCACTGACGTTGCCATTCCAACTTCTTCTGCTGTTGCCACAGATTTTGAAGGGGTTGTTGTACACAATTCCGTAATGGTTGAGATGGATATGACCGGAAAGGTTGGCATTGATGACAAGAGAACCGTCGGCTGCCTGCACCATGGCAAAATCTGGGTAAAGACAGGTAAAGACGCCGCACCTGCATACAAGGAAAAGGTGTATCTGATTACCGACGGAGAAGAAGCGGGGCTGTTCACCACGTCGGCTGACAGCTCAACCAAGGTGGAATTGAATGCGGTTTACCTTGGCGTGACTGATGACGGCATTGCAAATGCAGAGTTTTTCCCTGCTGGTGCAAAAACTGAATAAGGAGGGACACATCAATGAAGGATTTTAACATGGATGATTACAGCGCATTAAAGGGTTCCACACTCGTGAAAGGGCTTGCGGGAAGCGAGAACCTTCGCTTCGACAGCGTTGAATCGGCAACAGTATTTTTTGCAAGGGAGCTTGACCAGGTAAAGACAAAGACGTATGACAAGCAGTACCCCGAGCTTTCAGCCCTGGCATACTTCCCTATTACCTCGGAGGTAAACGAGGGGGCGGAGACAACCACATACTACAGTTATGACATTACAGGCATGGCTGCGGTTATCAACAATTATGCAACCGACCTTCCAAGAGTGGATGTACAGGGCGAATCCCATACCGCATCCATTAAGTCCATTGGCGACAGCTACGGATACAATGTGCAGGAAATGAGGGCGTCACGTATGGCTGGAAAGTCATTGGATGCAAGAAAGGGAGCGGCGGCAAGAAGGGCATCCGACTATATGGTGAACAAGATTGCCTTTGCCGGTGACAAGAAGAACAACCTTGTCGGTATCTTCTCCGATGAGAATGATATTCCCCTTTATACACTGTCCGAGGTAGAGGTTGACGGCGTAAAGTACACTGACTGGGCTCACAAGACTGCGGACCAGATTTTGGATGACATCAACGGCATGCAGAAGTTCATTGACAAGATTACAATGTCAATCGAAAAGCCTGATACATTGGCGCTCCCGTCATACATTTACATGGACCTTGCCACAAGAAGGATTCCTGATACAGAGACAACGGTCCTCAGCTTCATCAAGGAGCACGCCCCTTACCTTAAGAATTTCGAGAGTATGGCGGAATTACAGGATACTGCGACGGACATCAACACATCCGGAAAGAACGTTGCATTTATGTACACGAAGGACCCTGACAAGTTCAGCCTTGAAATCCCGCTTCCATTCTACCAGTATCCACTACAGGTACAGAAGTTGGAGACGGAGATTCCCTGTGAGACAAGGACAGCGGGGCTTATCATTTACTATCCGTTGTCAATGCTTCTGGCATACGGAATTTAGGGAGGTGACATGATGAAGATTATCAACAAATCAAGAAAGATTATAGGTATCAACGGAGAGCCTTTCCTTCCAGGGAAGGTTATGGTTCTTGCTGACGGCATGGAGAAAAACCCATGTATTGCGGATTATCTTGCAAAGGGGATACTTGCCAATGCCGATGCAGGCGGGGTGAACACTGAAGCCGTAAGCGAGGCTGAGAAGGCAAAAATCGAGGAGGAGGCCGTCGAGCGTTACAAGGCGCAGCAGGCTGGGCACGATGCCGAGGTGGCGGCAGTCAAGTCCATGAAGAAAAAGGATGACCTGCTTACAAAGGCCGCAGGAATGGGTATAGATGTAGGCGACAATGACACGATTGAGGACGTGAGGGGCAAAATCCTCGAAGCACTCGGCTAACACAGGCAAAGGAGGCGGATTGTAATGGATGCAATGGAAATCATCAGGCGGACTGCATCCGAGTTCGACGGTGTTGATGATTCCGAGCTGGCGGACTGGATTGAAATAACAAGACCAATGGTGAGCAGGCGCAGGTTTGGAAACCTGTACGAGCAGGCTCTGGCGTATCTCGTGTGCCACAAAATGAAGATGGCGGGGTATGGCGAGAACCCATTGGGTGATGCAGGGCTTATAGGCGTAGGGTTTGCCGTGGGGAGTGTGTCGGAAGGCGGAAGCACGATAAGCTTTGGCGCAAACCAGTCCACAAACACGGCGGCCGATGCGGAGCTTGGACTCACGGTTTACGGCGTGCAGTACCTGCAGTTGAGGAGGTCGGCGGTAATGCCCATCTGCTCGGCGGGGGAAAGGCGGCGTCTATGAGCATGGGATGGTCGGACCTCACATCCGAGGGGAGGAAATACTTCAAGGAGCTGGAGGAGCTTTCAAAGCTCGAGGTCAAGGTGGGCTTCCAGGAGGATGCGATGCCATATAAGAACGGAACGTCGGTAATTGAAGTGGCGGTGTACAACGAGTTTGGAACGTCAAATCCAAATTCAAAGGCAAGGCCGTTCATGAGGCAGAGCTTCGAAAACAACCAGGACAAACTGCAAAAGCTGTGCAACAGGGCGGTCTCCACTGTAAACAGTGGCGGCACGGCACAGACTGCATTAAACGAGGTTGGGAGCGTTGCCGTGGATATTATCCAGACAGAGATACGCGAGGGTAATTTTGAATCGAATGCGGAATCGACCATCAGGATTAAGAGTCTGAGCAAGAAGATTCCCAATGAGAAAAGGGAGAAGGCATCCCCACGCCCACTTATAGACACCGCCCATATGATGCAGTCAATCCACTACCAGATTAAAGAGAAGGAGTGATGCGGTATGAACATAACACTCTTCAACAGGGAGTACACAATAAGACGGTTCGGTGAGGCTAAACAGGTCCGTGGTTATATCACCGCAGGCTATACGGACATAAAGGTTAAAATGCACGTACACCCCCTGGGTTACAACGCAGTACAGGCACTCCCCGAGGGCGAAAGGCTTGTACAGAGGCTTGAGGTACAGACTTCCGAGGCGCTTGTTGTTGCGGACCATGATTCGGGCGTCAAGGGTGACCTGCTTTGGTACAGGGGAAGATGGTACGAATGTACCTCGTTTGCCGACTATGACCATACGCTGCTGTCGCATGGAAACTACCAGTTTGTGGTTGTGCCTACGGATTCATCCGGGTGCACGGATACGGATGCGCCAGTGGATGACGGACTGGAGGGATAGGCATGAAGACATCAGAGGCAAGGGAGCTGTTCAGGCAGAAGGCGGCTTCGTTCTTTGAGGGATACACCGTCATATGGGCAAGGCAGAGCAGGACACCGAAGCCAAAGGTACCGCTTGTGATGCTCACCCCTGGGAATGTAAGCCGTCCCAAGGCTGCCAATTACAGCTATGTTGAAGGGGAGCCCATAGGGCACTACCTTTCAAAAATCCCCATAGTGGTTGATTTGTTCACCCACGGCACCCCGATAATGGAGGAAGGGGAGGTTGTTGCGTATGACAACACCGCAATGGATGAAATCCTGTGCTTTGCAGACTTCATCAACAGCCAGAAGACAAATGACTGGTGCCTTGCGAACAACATCGCGTTCCTTACAGACACGGATGCACAGGACCTTACGGGGGTTGTAAACGACACCAATTACGAGTACAGGGCACGCATTACAATCAACGTGTACTTCACACAGGACACGGATACAACAATAGGGCTGGAAAATACCGGTTATTTCAGCGACACCTCCATACAGGGAGGCATACTGTAGACATTAGAAAAAAATAAGGAGGAAATCCAAATGAGCAATAATTATGACAAGATTGCGACTGTGAGCATATCCATTGCATCAGCGATTGTCGATAACACGAGTTTTGACAGCATCCTGATAGTCGGACCGCTCCCAAAAGTCGCGCCTAAAAAGGCACCGTCAAAGGTAGGTGTCTATTCAAGCATTGACGAGGTTGCCGAGGCTGGATGGGTGACAACGGGCGATGGTGCAGACCCTGTCGGCGTTGCGGCAAGGATTGCATTCTCGCAGGACCCTACACCGTCAGCGGTCTATATCGCGCCATTGCAGGAAGAGGACGGAAAGGCGGAATATGCCGTAAGCGCCGTACAGAGGGCGGTGGACACGTCGGGATGGTACGTTGTATGCCCTGCTGGCATAGATGATGACGAGCTGGAGACGGTTGCAGAGTATATTGAGACGCAGGAGAAGATGATGGTGTACACCGAACTGAACTTCTTCAAGGACGACAATAACAAACCAACCGTGTCACCGATATACAACAGGACTGCGGGCATCTACGGGGGAGCCACGGACGACCCTGATGACGAGGTGCCAGAGGCAAACAGGTACATGAACGTTGCATTTGCAGTGGCATGGCTTGCCAATGAGGCAGGCTCCGAGACGGCTGCGTTTAAGAAGATGTACGGTGTCACTCCAAGCGAGCTGGGCTCCACAAGCATGAAAGCCCTTGAAACAGAGAGCCTGAGCTACTTTGTCACAATAGGGGGTAAGAACATCTCCATGATAGGCAAGGTCCTTTCTGGCGAGTGGTGTGACATTATCAGATTCCGTGACTGGCTCAAAAACGATATGCAGGTAAGGGTTGTCAACCTTTTCCTCACGCTTCCCAAGGTTCCATATACGGACGAAGGCATAAGCCTAATCCACAACCAGATGGAGGCATCCCTTAAATACGGGCAGGAAAAGGGAGGCATATGCCCGACCGAGTATGACGAGGACGGCAACGCAACGCCGGGCTACGAGGTGAGCGTGCCGCTTTCAATGAACATAAGCGACTCCGCAAAGGCATCACGTGAGCTTACTGGCTGCACTTTCAAGGCCAAGCTCGCAGGGGCAATCCATTTTGCAGAGCTTACAGGCACGCTGACATACTCTCTTTAAACGGAAGGAGGAAGGATAAATGGGAGCAGGTAAAATAGCAACTTATAACCCCAAAAAGGTAACTGTATCACTCGGAAACCACATAGCCAACGGGTTTGCGGACGACAGCTTTATTACAATAGACCCCAACGGTGACGGGGTCACCAAGAAGGTTGGCTGTGACGGTGAAATCATCAGGAGCGTTTCCCCTGACGACACATACGTCATAAAGTTCACCCTCTTACAGTCTTCTGAAACCAATTCATGGCTTCAGAACAGATTCGATGCCGATGTAAGCAACGGAAGCGGCATGTTCTCAATCCTCATAAAGGATTTAAGCGGAAGCACCGTGTTCTCCGCTTCGCAGGCATGGCCCGCAAAGCCCGCGTCACGGCAGTTCGGCAAGGAGTCAAGCAACAGGGAGTGGGAGATACATACAGGCTCCGGAAGCATTTCGGAGTAAAAATACAAGGGGGAGGCCAAGCCACCCCTTGGTTTTTTAATTAGCAACTCGTTTAACAGTGAAAGGAGGACACATGTATGAAACAGATGGAAGTAACAAAGAAGAAAATAGGTGACAACACATTTTATATAAAACCGTTTGGCGCATTTACGGCGGCAAACATAACCGGGCTTCTTGCAAAAACAATAGGCCCACTTGTGGGCGGGATGGGCGGACTGCTCAAAAACGGCACCACCGTTGATGAAATTATGAACAGCGACATG